CCCCCCCCTCATTATTTTGTTATTTTTGTTTCCTCCAAATGATCCAGGCTTGATGCCTATTCGTCTGTTTTCTTCCTCCTAATGATCCACAAATTTGTTGTCCAACCTACCGAGTTTTCCACATATTTTGTTTGTTCCACGAGTTAAAAATTAAAATCAATCAATTTACAATAACCTCCAAAGAAAATTTTCCGAATAAAAATTACAATCAATGAAAATGAAACGTTACATAATACGATGAAAAATACACAATCAACAGTTTTCCAACAAATATCATTTAGCGAAAGAAAATAGAACAATCATTTAAAAGAAATACAAAAATTACCAAAAATACGTTGTTGCTACTATGGGGGGGTCGTCACGAAATCTCTTGGTTGAGAGCCAAGTGTTTTAAATAAACTACCGCCAGTAAAAGGTTTCTCAAGTCCTTGTCTTGGTTTTATTTCCTTGGTGTATCTCACCAGCTCTTCATGGTCCGAAAGAAGAGTATTACGGTTTTTGAGTGTTTTCTCACTACAACAAACTAAGTCCAAAAGGTAAAGCCTCCAACACCTCCGGCAGTATATTCTTAGCCTGCGAAAACAACCACTGACCCACTGATGGGGCTGCTGCTACTGCTGCACTCTTCAATGAATCCATCCAATTTGATTTGGATCGGACTTCTTGAATTGGTTGATTAACGATGGCTGGAATTACTTTTCTTGGGTTGGTCATCACTGCTCTTGTCAAAGGAGTAGTTGGGTTAATACTTGCAGGTATTTTCTCAAGTTGTCTAGTCCATAACCGATCGGCCATGTTGTTGACGGCTCCTTTATACACTAGTCCTCTAGTCCTTAGTGCCCTAGCCCACGATGGACATTCCACCGGTACCGTTTCAAACGGCATTGCTGAAGCTACCTCTGGTGCATTCGGCGCAGTCGCGTTCCAAGTGAGTAAGCTTACGCTAAACTGCACTGGCCCGGACGCACCTCCTGTACCATTGGTAGTACGCACAATAGCTCGAATGAAAGGACCTCCTGTTGCCCAACAACGTCGAAAAATTTCGCTTGTCGCAAATCGTGCAGAGTCTTCATCAGGAGAGAAATTAAACGTCGTTCCCATATGCCATGTAGTTCCTGTATACATTGAAATTGCTCCAGTTGCTTGCTCAGGTGTATCTGATAAGTATAGTGGCTGTCCAGGATCTGGCGTGGTCCATAAAGTAGGGAGACTATCGACAAACCTATCATAGGTATTGTCGCCGGTTCTCGTCTGATAGGAGACAGACAAATAGGCGTTCTGATTGATGGTGTGCACGTGCATGAGCGCACCACCTTCAAAATACATATTTTCCTGCTCCAACGCAGTTCCGGGATGATCACCGTACTCTGGGGTGAACGTTTTATTAAAAGGGTAAGGATTTGAGGTCCAGGCATAATTGACAAGGCGAGTCATTCCAGTGTAGTTTCCAGATTTTGATGGTATGATTACTGATATAGGAAATTCCAACGATGTAGGATCATGAAAGAACCAAACTTCAAGTTGCCCATTTACATCCGTTACCGTTTCCAGGGTTGCAACAACACGGCCTGAATATCTTGAATACCGGCCCAACATAGTGCCACCACTAGTGAACTGGGGCTGGGTAGTACCCCTAGCCTCCGTATTCACAAACGGATTGGATGTTTGCATTGCTCCACCAGTTCCATAAGCATCTGATACAAGTCCTTGGCTCTGAATAAAAGAAGAAAAAGGAGAAGACCCTGGTGATGGGAGGGGAAAAGGACGTGAAGGGTCCAATAAACTTCCCAACAACCCGGCGTGGAACTTGTCCTCACCAGATAGGATCATCTTCGATATTTCTCTTGTCTCAGAATTCCAAATTCCTCCATCATGTATTAAGGTTCTGTGAATTGCTGGGTTAAACTTACCACCAACTACTGGTCCAGACTTCGATGATTTATTGCTAATAATTACCGGTTTGGCCTTAGGTTTTGGTTTAGTTTGTTGTACAACTACTTTAACGGAGTTGTTTCGTTTTGTTGACGATTTCTTTTTCGTTTTTGAGTTACGTTTTGGCATTTTAGCTAGATTACTAATTGTCCCTCTGGTATTACTTTTACCAGAACTTTTGAAAATACTATTTCATGTGGTTTCGGTACGTGGAAACCATTCTGAGCGATTATCTTAGCCAAAACACGCACAACTTTGCTTTTCGGAAAATCAGGATTAATTAGCTCATGAAAAATCAACGGTTTAATCTGATCAAAAATACCTTGGGACCTGGCAATCTTTAATTCATCGAATTTCAAGACGTCATTTCCAGTATAATATATTAACGAAGGCAAAAATCTTTCGGGATGGATTGGAAGCAAGTAATACGACTCTCCAGGTTCATGATCAATCATAACATTATTTAAATAAGGTGCTAGCAGTCCTGGTGGGAACGGTTTGTTTCCTTCAGGCGTTACCATCAAATCCAATTTTGCAGGGATTGAAAATTTTTCCTCGATAAAATTAGCCAAATTGTTGGCAAAATCCATCACTTGCTGATCAGTCCAGTGTGCCGGAACTGTCTCAATTCCATCATCACCCGTGGCGACACTCTTCAATTGTGACAAGTCACACAAGTAGTCTTTGGGATTAACACGATGAGTCTGATATAAAAAGAGAGCATTATGACTCACATGACTCACCGTGTTGCACCACGAGGTGAAAAGCTGGCCTGAAGGGTTCGACCCACCCAAACAGTAAGCGTCACAGTATCCATCTGGACGCACCAGCACCGAAAGCGGCTGAACGATGTTCAGCGAAACGTACTCAAATATTTCTACGGGAATAGAGCGAAAGTGCAATTTGTATAAAAGTTCCAACGACAAATAGGTACTACCAGAGACAGTGTTTTTATCGTAAGCCGAATAGTCGATTCCAAACGACTTACGGTTCGGGAGGCGGTGGTAGACTTTCCTTTGATACTGATCATTTGACGTGACCAGGTATGCTTGATTTATCCTCCTTTCCAACCTTTCCATAAGGGTATAAAACCACCGTCTGCATAGCACCAACAAAAACAACGGACCAGTGGAGACCATTCGAAGATCGTTTCCTACAACCTTCTTCGTGGAATATTTATCCTCCTTCGGGAAGGGTTTCCACACTGCCGGAGGGAGGCTACCACCTTCCAACAGAATGTTCTCCAAATACGACATTTCCTCTGCCAATCCATCATATCCATACTCTTCTAGTAATTGGGCATAATCATTTGTCTCCATAAAATTGAGGGGAAATCCATTTGTCGTGTCCTTGTCTTTGAAACGTAACGCATCTTCCCATTCCATCGGCTTAACAACCCCACCAAAATCTTTCCATGTATCAAACATAACATCATATATGAACTTCATGTCATCGAGATGATTTGTGAATGCTATACACGACGAATTTGTAGCTGTTTGCAACATTTTTGTCATGTTATCATAGCCAGCCTTACCATAGTGATAGGTATTGACTGAAGAGATATCAGCGTCCATAATTAGAGGATCATATATTGTGGTTTCTGCATTTATACATAGGGGATGTTTCCTACCAAAGCTAGCTCCAGTAAGTAGGGGTGAAACGTCGACGAATGGGTTATCTAGTAGTCAATCGTGGCTAGTGTGTGAATTAATATAAGATGTGACGGATGTAGGGGTTTTTGGGATAGTATGTGGTATTGAATAACCATAATTGTGTAATGGTTTACCAAATCCACCAAAATGAAGACCACATGGTTTATATCGTCCTCCTTTTGAAACAAAGACGACGGATCCACTAGATCCTCCTCCTTGCATGGATGTAGGCATTCCTTCACTATCTGGGTTCACTACTGAACAGTTAATGACGAAACCTTTGATAGTTTCTCCACCATCTCCACCAATACCAGTTACTTTTCCCATAGTCCCGGATGCAATGTTCTGTTTCAAAGTTTCAGTTCCTAAAGATGACACTTTAATCTTGTTTCCATACGAGAGATCTGTCTCTCTTGCTGAATCCAAAACAAAAACGTCAAGAACCGTGGTCTTGAAAGCTGCCCGTTGTTCAATTCCGTCCATCATGTAACAAAGCCATACCTCAGCTAACATTTCATTAGTCGAGCAAGGGTTGATAAACACTTTGTGCGGTTCCCTATCTACCATAGGGTGATCAGCGGGGAACACTGGCGTACATCCGATAGGTGCACTCTCAGTGAGACTCAACTTTGCCTCCTCTGTGTCGAAATGGTCCACCGTCAAACATCTCAAGATCACGAGTGATTTTCCTGCTTCTTTAGCGGTATAAATCAGGGAAGAAATGGTTACACAGTTACATGAATAGTCAACGTGTTCTCCATCTTTTTCTTCTTTCGTATATCTTAAGACCCACTGCGATTTTGTTCCATAAAAGGGCTGGTCTCCGACCATAACTGATTCCTGTTGAGGTTTATCTACTTCAGGGACTACCACTGTAACCTTCTTCTTAGGTTTACTGGCACCTTCCGTATTATCACCTGTTTGGGTTGATATCGTCATTTTCGTTGGCACTGCTTCTTGGAGCGTTTCGACTTTTAAAGGTACAGTTTTTGCGCTATACTCTAATCGTCGCAGGGCGGTTATTGCATTTTGATACAAGGTTTTAAGTTTCTTTATCTCATTTGTTAATTCATCGATTCTAGCTTCAGGAGATTTTGGATTTACTGCAATCTTTTCAACTTCCGGTTTTCCTTCGGGTTTCTGTTTATACACTGTTTTCTTTCCATGTTGTCTCCACACGTTAGCATGATCCGTTTTCATTTTTGACTTGTCCATCCATTCAGGGTAGGTGTGTCCTAGTACATTGCACAGTGTATTTCCACTTGGAAAATTAATACCGCTCCCATTAGGCTCGAATCCCGTCCACTTTCGTGAACACTCTGGATCAGAACATAAGAGTAGTGTGAATCGTGGGTGTCCGAGAACATCATTCCACTTCGTGGCGTCTCCATTTGTTCGACAATCACTACATTCTCCGAAGATTACATAATCATTGCCTCCACATAGGCTACAAACACTGGGCGGTTTCAAACGTCGAGTTGCTCTACAAAATTGAGAGTGTTCTGTAACATTTGACACGAATGATGCGGTTGGGTATAAACTATCGCCAATAAAATAAAAGTTCTGTCCCCGTTCCATTGCTGTATCACTACATTTGAAACATCGATCGTATGGTCCTTGTTGGAGAATACATTTGTAACATCTCTTCTCACAATGAGACAGTGTTTCCACGTTCTTCGTTCCACCACAAGAGTCACAAGTCCTGTAACTTCTTTTGGTAGTTTGAGTTGCTCCTACCCATACATGTTTCTGAGTGATCCGGGGGTTAACATAAGCTTCTTTCTTAGGAGGGACTGCCACAACATAATCTGGTCTCGGTGGTAAATATGGCTCGTATACTGAATGCTCAATAACACTTCCTCCCTGCAACACGACTTCTACGTCATCCGCTGCAACATGAGTGGCTAATGATTCTTGTACTTGAGTCTTTACTCTTCCTGTGACTACAGGAACCGGGACTGATTCAAATCGTTGGGTCTGTTCGGCGTATTTAGAATAATATGCAAAAACCTGATCCCAATTCTTGTGAACAGTCTCATCTATTTCAAGATCTTTTGGAAACCTGACATAACTTCGTTTCATAGGGTCACAAAGATACCCTTTCTCCAGTGGGGTTAATTCTTTTATAAATGTCCTCAACCTCATATTCTTCTGTGCTATTTCCTTAAAAACTAATAACTGATCAGCTCTACTAGTGACCATTATCGAATTTTGTCTTCCATGACGTCCATGTCCATGGCCCGTGTAGGAATAATTGTTGTTACTTTCATAATTGTCTTTATTTCTATACGCTTCACGTCGTTGTATTGTTTCTGGATCGTCATTGAATGCTTTAACCTCACGATAGAACCTGAGTCGCCCCTCCAACGGGGTCTCGTTAGCATGTTTTCCACGGTCATCGTACGATGCATGAAGAGCTGCTGTAAATCTGGCCATCTTCGACTTTTCCAAATCCAATCGTGACCTCAGAGTCCTCTCATCAGGATCATCAACTTCAAGATCTGAAAGATTTTCCCAATATTCATCATACGCTTCGTTGTCATATTCATGCCAGTCGTCTCTATCTAATAAGTCCTCGTGGTGATCGTCCCACTCGACATCAAACCACTGCCCGGACACTGTGTCCAGGTAACGGGCCACGTAAGACCCATTCTGCAGTTGACCTTCGTTACGATCAAATGCGACATCCTTATTTTCGGTTTGCCTTTCATTCCACGAACCCTCCCCTGTCCATTCCTTTTGAACTTTGCTTCTTGACAATTCTGAATTTGGGATCTAATCACAGCTTCTTGATACTTGTCTTGTCGCAGGGGGATAAACTCTTCAACTAACCCAGACATAATAGAATCAATTAATTCGGAACCATACATTTTCTTCAATTCCCGTTCAACTATAATAAAATGTTCGGGGTCATTGTCGTCAATTGCACGTGCGGTTTCAACGTTTATACAGTCCATCGCGGTCAACATACGTTTTACATTATTATCTGCTTTCACGTGTTTCTTCTCCGCTGCGACTACGTCTACAAAAATGGTTTCGTCAGTTTGTATGCTAATACTCGGATTGACAATTGCTTGCTGTATCAGTTTCTCCTTTGAGTCCCACATCATCTGCACTTGTTCATATCCATACTGTGTCTCGACATCTCTAGTATGAGGTTTTTGCTTCTCGATGAAACAAGTCTCAATACTATGCATTTCCCGATAGAACATCTCTTTTAAGGAAACTCTCTCCAGAGCCTCTTTCGCATCGATGATTCGTCTAGATGTCCGATCATATGTCTCAATCACGTCATTAACTACTTTTGCCATAAACAATTTCTTTAATTCTGCCAATTGATTGAACTTTGATAGTTCATGATCAGTTTTCTTGATTTCTTCTATTAGGATATCTCTTGCACTAGAATCGCCAATTTTATCAATTGACTCACTAAACATGTCGATAACAGATATAACTTCTGATTCCATTTCTCCCACACAATCCAAAAATACTTCTACTTCTGCCTGTTGCGTGTTGCGCTTTTTCACCTTTGATTCTTGATGTGACCGTGTAAATATTAGCCGTTCAATACATATCGGATGCAATTTGTCCATACTTCGATTTTCTAATGAAGCCATGTTCAAACCACTTTCCATGCATCGTCGGGCGTAGTCTTGTGATTCCACACAAAATACATCCTCAGCAACATCCCTCGTCGGCGAAATAATTGAGTTAACAGCGGAAATTAGTTTTTCTTCATCATTAAGCCCAGTACCCGGTATTACCTTCTCCTGTTTACAATTAGTTTTTCTGAATCCAAACAACGAAACGATTTTCCGATAAAATGCTAAGAACACCATACCAGGAATGAAGTTACGTGACCGTACCCCATTTCTCCTCGTTTCCACACAGACACCAACTAAATAGAGAATAATAATTCCCGATACCATCGACAATGTAAATTCACATCCAGTTGTACGTCCATAGAGTCCACTGTTACACACATTACAAAATTTGTCAAACATTCCGCATTTGTCCACGTAGTATCCATCCCTGTTCATCCGAAGATAATAAGGTAGGCCTAAAACATAAGCAATTACTGATAATAGATTGACTAAAATCGTAACCATAACGTATAAAGAAAGTTTCAGCATCATCACACATAACACCAAGGCATCAAGAAACATCTCCATTCCTTTAATCGCATTATCGTGTACTGACCACCAAGCTTCCTCCATTTTCTCGTAGGTGTAGACATTCCAAGTCATATTTTTCTTGTCTTCTTCTCTATTAAGATACTTCATACACCGTACGAGTCCATCAACAGTAGCATTGACATTAGTGATTGTATCCACCAGTGATTGTTTGAGCAGCCTAAGCCGTTCCTCCACCGCAAGGTTTTCCATCGGATTACCTGTAATGTTTTTGCCACGTCCTCCAAATAAATTATAGCTGTTGTTAG